ACTCAGAGTGATCTAATTTCTTCTGTCCAAGTTCTACACTAGCAATATAATCCAACCTATAAGACTCTTGTGCCTTATAAGTAAACTTCTTATAAAGATTGAGATAGTCCAACTGAGTTACACCACCAATATCATAAGTAATATTTCTACGACCCATAATATGAATCTCCCTTTCACTCACCAATCCCCATGGTGACATACGACGCATCAATTTCTCACCTAGAATCCTCTCCAGACGACGACAAAGATATGGAATATCATACAACTCACTATTCCACCCAGTAATAACTTCAGGAGTATTCTCCTCAATCATCCACCAATCAATAAAACTATTGAGAAGTTCATATTCAGTTCTGAATGATTTGTATATTACATTCTCTTGCTTATTATTAAACGGACCTAATCCCCATGTACGAATCTGTTTAGTATTATAATCCTGTAATGTAATAAGAAGTACTTCCTCTGCAGCAGATTCTACATCAGGGAATCCATTCTCTGACGCAACCTCAATATCAATTGTGGTTATCTTAATCTGACTTGTATCAAACTTAATCTCTTCTTCAGGATACTTCTCAGAAATGTATTGATAGATATACCTATCATTACCATATATCTTAAAGTTCTCTACACCATCATACTTCTTTATAAACTCCCTACAATCCCTCACAGAACCAGGTTCAACTGATTCAACATACTCTCCTTCCAAAGTTTTATATTTCGTCTTCTTTTTGGAAGAGACAAAAAGGGTTGGATAAAACTTCTCTCTAGTCGCAAAGTGTCTACCATTTTCGACACCACGAACCAAGAAGTTGTCTCCAACCATCTGGACATTTGTGTAAAATCTCATTCTTTAATAAGATCCTGATACTTTTCAAGTATTATAGCAGAAGGTTCTGCAATTGTAACTATCTTATCAGAACCAATCATAATTTCAGTATCTCTAGTGAGACCCATCAAATATGGTTCTAATGTACTATCAGATTTAATAACAAATGGTTTTACCAATTTACAATTCGGATCTCCAATTTCAACAGTCTGCACCTCTTCAATTCCAGATATCAAATTGTAGTGTTCAAGGACTACAATTTTTATTAATGTTTCCATGATTTTTATTTTCGTACAACAATTATAACAATAAAAAAGAGACCCGTCAAGGGTCTCCATTTAGATTTTCTATTTTTTCAATAATATCTTCCATATCTATGAGAGAATCTATTGTCATTAACATATCAGCAATATGTTTACTGATATATGGTTTTTCATTCCTGGCAGAAAATGCTAACGCATTACGTAAACATTCCTGAGATTCTCTTAAAGAATCTTCCACTTGATTTGATAAAGGCATAATTAAATCCAATCTTTCCTTTGATGGTGTTCTGGTACTATCTTATTTAACTCCACGGTGAGGAGTCCATCTGTAAACTCGACGGATCCAATCTTCGTATCGTCTGAGACCGTCCAAACTCGTTGGAAACTACGTTGGGCCAATCCTTGATGGACAAATGTTCCATCAACTTCTGATTCTTCTTTCTTGCCTTCGATATATAATTTTCCAAACTCCGTATAGACTTTGAGCTCATCTTTCTTGAACCCCGCAAGTGCAATTTCGAGTTTCGACTCATGATTATTTACCTGTATTAGATTGTATGGTGGATAGTTTGATTGAGGTGATTCATTAAAGAATCTGTCTAGGTAATCATCCATACCTATACCATTTTGTCTAATGACCTTCATTAGTTCTGGAAGGTTAGCAGCATGGTATCTTGCTAGTGTAGTCATTTGTTTTCTCCTTGTTAAGCGAGTGTGAAATTTGTACCCTTTCGGCATACAGTACTAATTATAACACTTAACGATTTTAGATAGGTTATGCTATTACGAATTTAGAATTCGGTAAACACATATTTGATATCAAATTATTAGTTTGTAAGGCACAATCAATCTCAATAAGCTTTCTATTAGTTGCATTCCAACCATCAACAATATAAGAAATTCCAGACATATCATCAACAACTGCAGATGCTAAAGAGTAATCATTCCCATTAGGATCCATTCTATCACCAAAAAAATGTATTTCATCATCTTTAGAAAAATCTCTTAGGATTTGACTCTTATCAGAACCTTTAGGACCAATATCAAGACCTGTTTGACCACCAAGTGCTACAGATAAATCAGGAAACTGATTTCTAATTCTTTCCGCAATATCTTCTCTTTCCAATCTTTCTTTGTCCCATTCAATATACTCCTTCCTACCATCAGAAGGATCTTTACCTCTACCCAAGATACTAAAATTAACTCCACCTGGTCTATGCTCTATATGCAATCCATTACGAATAGGAAAACAACTATATGCTAACTCATCTTCTAAAAATCTTTCCACCTTCTTAGGTAGTTTCCAATCATCTCTATAAACATTTACATCCTTTTCATAAACATCACTACCAGAACAATTATATACTCTTTTACAGTTATTATATAATTCTTCACCAACCTGTTCTATAGTTTTTTGCCTATCACTTCCAGTAACAAGATAAACATCATTAACACATGAAAAATGCATCATAAATGGAAAAAACGTAGGGTCAATCTTCCCTCTACTAGGGGTCAAAGTCCCATCAACATCAAAAATAAATTTTCTCATAATCTAAGGATTAACTACTTTAACCTTTACTGGTTCATTGTTTAAATAATCTGCAATTTTATGATATGCAACTGCAGTAACTACCTGTGGAACTATAAAAGCAACCATTGCTACAATCCAAAATAGGTAGTAATAATTTTCTTTATTTTGTGTTCTCATGTTTTTCCCAAGGTGTGTGGTGATTTAGGTCTAACCATTTCCTTATTATAGCACAAATTTTTTTCATTCAATAATCAAATTCATCCAATATATCTAGTGCATTATTTAATGCTTGTTGAGCTGCCCATCTTTCCTTACTATCCCATTCAGGATACCAAAGTTTATCATCGATACCCTTCTTAATTTTATTAAGTCGGGATTCCATATCAGTTTTTTTAAGTCTTCCGTTCATGTAAGTTCTGTATAGATTATCGGGCCAAGCACAACTTGGATTTCTTCTTGAAAGTAATGGAATGTTCATATGAAAATATCCAACCTTAAATATTATACAATATTTATTTTACATGTCTAGATTTTCTTCCTGTTCTGTTAGGAGAGTCACACTGTCAGATGATGGTGTTGCAACACAAGTAAGAGCAAATCCTGCTTCAAGTTGATCATCATCTAAAAAGAATTGTTCTTCTTGATCTAATGTTCCTTCCAATATTTTCATACAACATGAAGAACAAGAACCAGCACGACATGATGAAGGATGATCTAGTCCTGCTTCTTCTAAAGCATCCAAAATACTAGTATCCGCATCACACTCAAAAGTTTCAGTTTCACCGTCAGGTGTTTTAAGAGTTATGGTAGCCATTTAAATTTTACAAGGCAGTGTTATTTAGATTACACTTCCTCTGTCTTTTTCTTTTTAGACCCTATATTGTACTTAGTTTCTAATATCCACTCACTTTTATCTTTATAAGATAACACTTTTATCTGATTGAGTGGTGCAATGTCTTGAATCTTAGACGCATCAACAATACTAATCAAACCCCAATCTGCTAATAATTGAACTATACGATTTCTACGTTGAACATCATTCTGAGTAAGGTTTGCATGTTTACCATCTAATGCAAACAACTCTTTAAAATGAACTATAAAATATCTTCCCTGTTTATGGAGGATATGACAAGATTGATATATCTTCTTTTCTTTCCTAGAAGCAACTCCAATACGAGTTAAAGTCTCTCTAACTTTTAAAAAATCATCAGGTTCATTCAATGATATTTCTATCATTTGATCTGACGACCACTTTACTTCAGGCTCTTGAACCACGCTCATTGTTTTCCTCCAGTTTCAAACTTAGATTTTATAAAATTAATTTGGTCTTTTGTTAGGATTCTTAGAGCCTGTTTTGCCTTTTCGTTACTATACCCATAATAACGTTTCACCAAGTCAAGGTCTTTAATCTCATCTTTACGTAACCAAGGAGAGAATCTCTTCTTAGGTCTGAGTGTATTTAGCAAAAAATCATATTGAAATTTTTTTGGTAAAAAATGATACCTATTCATCTCATTTGCAAACAAAATCGAATCAAGATGTCCAGAGTAAATACGATTTACAATGTATGGTGAATAATCCTTTTCTAATGAAGGGTCTTCATCTATTAAATTCTTTTTTGTTTGGTTAATTGAGTTCAACCAATCTTTCAATTCAGTCATAATAATTTCTTAGTGGTTTTTAAGACTCGTTATTCATCTCTTTATACATCTTATCCATCTCTCTTGATTTATTCTTGATTATAATTCTATCATTTTTATAATCAGGAATCATCTCTAAGACATCCATATGATCCCAACATAGTTCTTCATAAAGCATATTGAGACGATCCATATCCTCCCACAAATCGTTAATGTGTTCGTGATCTTCTAAGCTCATTAGTATAGCATCTCCTGGAGTGTATTTGTGGGATTGACCTCATAATTAGTAACTAACAACTCAGTCTTAATATTTTCATTAGTTCCTTTATCACCACGATGAGCCATGGAATACCTCAACTTCCACTCTTTAAGGTTATAATTCTTATATAGGTCAAGCAAACGATCATTTAAATTATATGTTATCATAAACTTATGAATGCATGTAGAAACATTATCTGCAAATAAATCATGATCAAATGATTTATGCATTTCCCTATTCTTACCATAAAGAAAATCTTTTATATCATAAGGTGGATCTAGAAATATAAAAGTATCAGCATAACCTTTAGCCTTCATTACTTCTGAATAATCAATATTAGTAATCTTCCAGTTCTTAATCAACTCAGAAAACTTTGCTAACTTATCTGCTCCAACAAGAGAGAAATTAGAATTAGATGCTGTTTGAGAAAAAGTACTATTCTCTGTCAATCCAGAATAACTACACTTATTCATTATAAAGAATGCTACTGCCTTCTCAAAATCATCATAAGTATCAATCTCTGCTTTATACTTATTAAAAAGTTCTTTTGCCTTTGCAGTTATCTTATCTGGATCACCTTCATCCAATGTCTTCTGTTTCTCATGTCTAACCCTCTCAGAGAGTTCTTCACCTCTATCACGAAGTTGCACCCAGAAATTATAAAGAGGGACATACAGATCATTTACCCATACAGGTATGTCTGGATTTGCCTTAGTAATATCAATAGCAATAGAACCACCACCAATAAATGGTTCCCTATATTCAGTAATAACTTTAGGGTACCATTGTGCTAATGTTTTAATTGCCTTTGACTTTCCTCCAGGATATCTAAGAGGGGTCTTCAGTGCTTTCATTAGTAATGTCTGGTAATACAGGAGGATTTTCTTCTGCTTCTTTAGCAGCAGATGCTACTTTTTTATTATGACTCCAATAGTCATACCTTTCATAAAGATAATAAGGAATCCAAAGACATTTCTTAGCAAACCAATCTGCCCATAGAAAAGCAACAATGGCAGCATCTAAAGGATCTTTAGGGTATTTCATAATCTAATTCTAATTGAAGTTCAGTTTCAAACTTGTTGTAAGTTGGTTCATGCAAAGCACAATACTCACTAAAGGTAATCATCATTTCCTTACGTGATAGTCTACAATGTTTTGCTGCTTTTGGCAAATTCCATTTAGCAGAAAACAACATTTCCATTGCTTCTCTAGTTTCTATTCTCATTAATAAAATCTCTGTTTATCATAAGATTGTTCCAATTCAAGAACTATAGAATCCATAATACGATTAAAAGATCTTGACATCTGACGATATCCTGACCCAACATATACTTGACCCAATACAACTGATGCTGTTGCTACACCCCAAAAGATGTAATAAAATCTGGACTTAACTTGAGCCTTTTGTTTTTGTTTTAATGCTCCCCATTCTGGAATTGGTGGTGCTGTCATGATTGTTTTCTCCAATGTTTAATTAAGAGTTTTAACTCTTCAATTCTTTGTTCTGCTTGTTTAATTTTTTCTGATAGTTTAGTCATTTGAATTCACACTCCACCATTATTTCAGTGAGACAGGCAAGCATATTTATCTCCTGATCTGCTACGAAGGCGGTTTGGTATTGATATTTCGCAATAACAAGAACGGCAGCAGGAATAGTGCTAGGGACAAGGGATTCGTATAAACTATCGTAAATGCGACGAAATAATACACTAGTATCATTGTCCAAACTACTGTTGACCCACTTACGTACTTCAGGAAAGTTTTTCTCTTTAAGGATTTTAATAAGGTCATCAATCGCAACATCTGAAAAAGCAGCTAATATACCACTATCTATCTTACCACTAACTGAGTATCTCTGACACTCATTCAATACTCTTCTCCAATCTGGAAAATGTTTATTTACTAATTCTACTAATACTTTCTTATCAGCTTCAATCCGTTCTTTGTCCAAGATAAAGTTAAGTCTTTCGAAGAAAGAAGCAGCAATCGTGGGTTTATCCCTCTTGTTGATTGTGAAGTCAATGACGGCACAACGGGAATGGAGTGGTTCAAGGATTTTGTTCTTATAATTGCAGGTAAATATGAACCTACAGTTTCCTGCGAATTCCTCGATAAAGGCCCTAAGTAAGAGTTGAACGTCATTTCCTGTGTTGTCTGCTTCATCAATAATAATAACCTTATGCTTTGCCTCAGATGTAAGTGATACTGTTGATGCAAAGTTCTTAGCATTATTACGAACAGTATCAAGGAATCTTCCTTCATCAGATCCATTAATGACATAGAAGTCAACTCCTAGTTCATTACATAATGCTTTAGCAACTGTGGTCTTACCTATACCAGGAGGACCAGCAAGAAGCATATTCGGTATTTCACCCTTATTTAGAAATTCTTTGAAAGTCTTCTTAGTACTTTCAGGTAAAATACATTCTTCAATTGTTTTGGGTCTGTATTTTTCAACCCATATAAAATCACTCATAATTAAACCCAATTTGGTTTTCGGGACTCGTCACGTAAATAATTAGATGCAACCCAAGGTTTGCTCCTAATGTAATTTTTGTAAGCAGTAAAAGTGTCAATGCTTGTGTCATGTTTATACTCATCAGGCATCGCACGAGTAAAGGACTCCACCATACAATAGCATGTAATTACTTCATTTGCAAATCTATGAAATGTTTTCTTTGCCTCAAACAAAGCATCAGCACATCCATGGATCTTACCATAACGATGAGAATACTCACCAGATAAAGCACAACCATGTTGTATTAACCATGCAGTATTGTACATACTTGCTGCTGCCCATTGAGTACAAGGATGATTACGAAAGGCACCCTTAGCAACTGAATAGGGTGTTCCATCTTTCTTTTTAACCAAGTCATCACCCCAGTCATAATACCAGTGTGAGAAAACAATAGAGAGCATTTGACAGGTCTCCAATGGCATCTTGACCACATGCTTATCAGGCAATGCTTTTGCCGATACATGTGGATCAGGATGGGTGACAAAAATGTTCATGAGGTAGGTTTCTCTTTATTGAGTCCATAATGATAATCATTAGTATCTCCATATCTTTCCATATGCCCTCTTTCTACACTAAAGTATTTTGTAGATACTTTGAAATCTGGCATCTTAGGATTTTTTGGAGTCAAAGAATTATCATAGATTCTTAATCTATTATTAGGATATAACGCAAATTGCCCATTGTCAAGTTCTATTAAATTATGACTTTTATGTTCAGCAGGTGTTTCTGATGTACTAAAATCAGGAGTATCAATATCAGAATGATAGTTATCTAATGTGACAATATATTTTCCCAATTGTATTCCAAAATCTCTAGTATGACATTCATAATCCATAGACCCAATAAATTGCTTACAGATAGTTGTTACACCATAATCCATACAATTCCAAAATTGCAAATTAGCTATATCCATATCAGGATCAGGTATTTCACGTTTACTTAAAAAAGCACTAATAGGTAACTTATCAAATATTGCTGCATACTCTGGTAAGTATGTTTCAAAATAAAAAGCACGACCTGGTATAGATTTTGCAGAAACCCATACACCAGGTGTAAATTCACCATGTCCAGATTCAAAGTCAGTAAGATATTCTTTCCTTACCCAAACTTCTTCAGCTGGCATATTTGAGATTAATGTTGACATTTAGTTATTCCAATGACGGATTACTCCGCTAATAATAAAACAATTAGTGATGAGATAAGAAAAGAAAATAAAAGTACGTACCAAAACAATGTGATTGTCGTATCGTTTAGTTCTTGTATCTTCAAAACTACCCAACGCATACTTCCATATTCTCCATAATTTTTTCATTTCTTTTTAAATACACCAAATTTAGATAGTAACCATAATGTAACTATCGTCCAACCTATAATATACCACATAATTTATTTTTTAGTTGTATTGCTACGTGTTCTATTGATGATAGAGATAAACTTATCACCAGCAAATGTACCACCAAGACACACATCTATCTCATCACCATCTTTCCAATTGGTTTCACCATTCATTTTAGTGTGAGTCATTGCTAATTGAATTTTCTCAATTACTTCTTGTGTTAGTTTCATATCCCTAATAATTTACGTTGACGTTCAAAATATCCATGGAGTATCCATGAACTACTATTCATTTTATCTGTTCCTCCAGTGCCAAATTCAAATGATACCCTTGAATTGTCTTTATATCTTTCATATTCTGGTGTATTAGTTTTTCCTCTATCACCTCCATTGCAAAATATAACTTCGTTAGATATCTCTAAACATTTTGCTATAGCACCACACGCAGAATCATCAGCATCATCCCATGATATAACAGCATCTACCATATCAAGATGACGTACAATATCTGCACGTTCAGTCCAACACTGAAAGTATTGTCCTTTCTTACGTGTCAACCAAGGATCACCATTTAATCCCACTACAAGATAATTCGATAAATCCTTTGCTCTTTTGAAGTACTGGAGATGACCACTATGTATTGGGTCAAATCCACCAGTAACTAAACTTAGTCTATCACAAAACATTATTCAAAAGTGGAATCTGGTTCAAGTGCAATAAAGTATTTCAAATTATAAGTTGAATTTGTAAACTGTGATAATAGTTTAGAAGAAACTACTACATCATATGCACCAGGAATAATCTTAATATTCTCAACCTTAAAGTTAAAGATAAACTCTTTATCGGTCTCACCAACTACAATGGCAAACTCATTAGAAGTATCATTCTTCTTGTCACGTACAACAAGTTTAACAACACCTGCACCACCAACTGCTGAGAAATCAGGTAGTTGATATACTGCTGCTGCCTTAAGTAGTTTCTCTAAGGTAACACTATCAAGTTGGAAATGAACATCTTCTGTAGGAAGACTAATCTCCTTATCTGGTGGAGAAATAATAACATTAGGATCTGCAAAGAAATACTTTACTCTCCTCTTACCTTCACGAATAGTCAAATAAGAATTCTCAGTAAAATCAAGATCAGGATCCTGATGTAATCCAAGTCCATTCAAGAACTGATTCAAATCATAGATTGCAAAATCTCTTGAAAAATCTTCAACGATTTCTGCTTCTGCAAGAATATTCTTAGCAACAGAAATGGTACGAAGATTGTTCCCTTTCTTTACAAGAATGGAATTGTTAATACCAGCAAAGTTTTTAAGGATTGTTAGAGTTTTTTCAGATAAATTCATAGTTTGGTCTCTAAGTTTCATAATTAAGGCATGTTGTGGTCAATATTCCCACTAGTCATTGATGGTTTACCGTAATGTTCATCAAAATGTAATAACAGCATAGCATAATGTATCACTTTCATCAAGTCTTTTTTATTTTTTCCATCCTTACTTCCGTATCGACTACCATATTTAAGTATATTTGCTTGACAAAAATCAGAAGCAAGATCTCTTGCTGCCATCAAGTCTAAAGTCTGAACATTACGGTACTCATGTTTGGTTCCAGTATAATGTCCATTATAAGTACGTGATACATACTCTTCTACATCTTTAAGTATCTCTTTTTCATGATACTTGTTCCTGCTGTCTGACATATTCTCCTTTAGATTAGCCGATGTATTTATCTGAATATGATGTGCAATTTGGTCATCATTATCTGCAAGAGGATCAGTAGCAAAAGGATTTGGCATACTAGGATCATTACGGTTATAATCATACCAATATTGTGAATGCTCATAATCATCAGGATTAGTACTAATACTAATCCCATCTTCTAATCCACTAATAGTAATACCATCAACCAAATCAGTACTTGTTTTTATTGGATCATACTCATCACTTTCTTGTGGTGTCACTCTGTTTTCATCAGTCATTTTATCATCTCCATAAAGTTCATCATAAAGTAAACTCCAAGCATTAACCATTATATCAGTTTACCTCCTTATCGTCAAGTTGAAAATCAGCATCCACTTTATCATACAATTCAAGGAATGATTGCTTAGTATCATCATCAAATCTGTTAACACATACTTGGATTGCCTTTGCTTTATTATTAAAGATGCTATATGCACGAAGAATGTGAACTAAACGACGAGTACTAATAATCTCATCCACACCACCATCATAGAATGTTTTGCGGATTATGTCACCCCAATCAACTAATCTCTTACAGAAATCAGTATCAGTAACACCCAAATGAGCAGCAACTGCACCCAAAATTCTATTCTCAGTAGTTGGTGATGGATAATCTTGCTCAAAAGTTACAGGGAATCTTTCCAGGAATGCTTCATTAAGAACATTAGTTCCTATGAACCTACCATCATCAGAACCCTTACCCTTAGTATTTGCAGTGGCAATAACATTAAATCCTACCGCAGGTCTGACCACTCTACCGATTTTTTTGAGGAACACCCCTTTACCTTCAAGTATGGATTGGAGGCATAAGATTTTGTTACTAGCCAAGTCAATCTCATCGAGTAACAAGACTGCTCCTCGTTCAAGTGCTTCA